ACTTCCACTCCAGCGCTGTTCGGCGCCTTCATCGTTTCCATTTCGAATTGTTCTCTTCGGGCTAGCTTGACGCTATGTCAAATCCTCACCCTCGCACTCCTTCTGTGCCGGAACTCTTACATCAGCTCACGCTGATGTTAGATGCCGGTTTGGTGTACGTTCCCGCTCAAAAAGCGTATCGTACCCACACAGGTCCAGAAAGAGTCACAAATGAGAACATTTGCGAACCCCAACCGAAAACCTATCCCGACCGATTCGCCGCGGAGTGCAGCGTAGAAAAAGTCGAGACCACGAGCCCCAGAACCACAAGATTCCAAGAACTTCATGTACACCATGCAAATGGTGTAAGAGTCTTTCACGGGAAAGAAGCTTTCTCGCGATTGACTCTATTTAATCCTGCCTTATTCCGTCACCAAGGAAATAGTCAGGAACGTCGAGGCGTTGGCCGGTACTCCATGTCGGAGCGCGGGCTAGTTTTCTCGGTAACCCTTCCCTCTCTTATTCGAACCGCTATTGGCGGAGCGAAACGAAGAATGGGAAAAACCGACCAGCAATGGTCGTCGGACTTACTAAAGTCCGGAGTCATCGACACCTCGACGCAAAAATCCGCGGTCCGCAACGAGATCTTTTACAAATCTCTGCTGCAGATTCACGGGTTCTTGCAAATCCTCTCGAAGCACGATGATCGATTTTGGTTTTCACTAAATTCGCTCATCGTAAACTCCATCCTACAAGAGGGGAAAATCCGTTCTACTTTTGTCACACACTTTCTCAAGAGTGTGGAAACGATCGGACGAGCTCCGACTAATTCCATGGAAACATGGTTTAAGTCGCAGCCACAAACGCGGCAGGTCACCCTCTACCGCATGCGAAGGATGTTCGCAAAGGAGGACTTCAACACCGCAAAGAACTGCCGCGAGGCAATTCTTCGCTTCTGTGAGGAGCCCACTCCACCCAACGAATCCGTCACCATTGCCTTAAAGAAATTTAAGGAAAAGTTCTCGTCGTGGCTGAAAAGCAACGAGGAGAAAGTAGTGAGGACAGTTAAGGCGACACAATACCACAGCAGCTCTGCCAGCATGTTGCACCCCCGTAGTGAGGGGGGGGCAAATGCGGACATTCATTTGGCCGTCTGCTTGTATCGACTTTCTTTAGGCCGAAATTCGCCGATCACGCAAGTGTTCGGGGAAATTCCGCCCATCGAAACGCTGTTGGATCTGGAAAAGACCCGACAGCAGTTCGACTCGGAAGAGGTATGGAAAGCTTGCGAATGGTGGATCGATCATATCGAACCAAATCTACCTATCGCTTTCTTCTCCATATTCCCTGAGCGGGAGGCCAAGGCGCGAACCTTTGCCCTCTTCACCGGAATCCTTCAGTTTGCAGGACGGTTGGCCAAACGGCCTCTCGCCTTGTATATGAAGGAACTACCTCAATTCCTTGAGATATTTTTCGGTCTCCGCTCACAACCGATCTTTAAGGCCTTCGCAGGTCCTGAAGAAACGGTCCTCTCCCTCGACTCCGCCACCGCGACCGACGGCCTTTCCTGGGCGGTCTGTCTCGAGGTGTTGGAGCCTTTAAAGCCTTACTTGCCCGTCTGGGCGTGGAAGGCTTTAAACCTCGCTTACGGGCCGCGGAAAGCGGTCGCGTTCACCCACAAGAGACCGAAAGGTCTCCTGCGAAGGTACGGTGAAAGGGACAACTTAACTCCCGACAGTCTCATCACTGAGACCATTGAGGGTCGTCCCTTGAAGCAGGACATCTTCTATCCTGCCGAACCTACGGGTTTCCTACCAAACGTAAGATTGGCTGAGAAATTTCCGGAGATTCTCGAGAATTTGAACACACACCATCGAATTCTCGTAAAATCAGCAACGGGGAGCGGAAAAACCGTTCTCTTCGCTGGTGCTTTTCGCTCCATCATACAATTCGCCAGTATTGGCGCGCTGTTAACGTTTGAAAAGACGTGCAAGTTCTTTAAAATTCCGTGTAATGTATATTACTCGGAACTTAAACAACTTGAAGGGGACGAGAAGGGTGTTTTCACCATCCTCACCACCGCCTGCTTCGTTCCTCGACTAGCCCGCAACCATCCGAAGATGGTTGTGGTGCTAGACGAGGCCGAAACCGGAATGGAGGCGATGCAAGTCAATATATTGGAGTCCAGATGTTACGTCGGAAACCCCGTTATTTTGGCGAGCGCCACCCCCGATAAGATCAAATTCCATTACTGCAAAGTTTTGGATTTTGATCTTCCTTCCCCCTGGAAAGTAACAGAGGGGGAAGTTGATGAAAAACGCATCCCCAGCCTTTGCGGGCCGGGAAAAAAGACGTTGATCATCGTGCAGGGTGAACCTTTCGCTCATCTTCTTTCGAAGAAAATCGAAGGGTCGGTCGTCATCGACGCACAGAGTCGGCGGGAGGAGATAAAACTCGACTCACACACCTCCATCGCGACGAATTGGATCCGATCTGGGGTAACCCTACCCGGCCTTGATCAAGTGATTGATTTTGGCCTACGATATGAGAATGGGTATTTTAGCTCGCAAGGGCTAGAATTCCTTCTTCTCCGAGAGGTGTCCGAGCAGGACCGAATACAAGCTCGGGGGAGAACGGGAAGAACCTGTGACGGGTTCTACTGGGTGGTCAAGCATCGTCAGCAAGTCCTCCCACCAACCGATACACATCTCGATCGGCCCTCTCTCATCTCCCACCTATCGAGATCAATTCCCTTACGGGAAATGCCCTCGACATACTCGATGCAGAACGCCACTTTTGAACTCGCAAGAATTCGAAAGGTGGAAGAGACGTACGGCATCAAGTACAAGAGAGTCGTGCCGCTGAGTGTTCAGGCGGCGCAACTCTTAGACGACCAAGTAGCTTGGGCCGCAACCCTCTGTTGCGGCCTTTTCGAACAAGGCGTCTTAATGAAGTTGTACCTTCTCGATCGCGGGACCGAGGATGACAAAAAGGCTTTATCAGCCTTTATGTCAGGTAAGGACAACTTCTTCAAGGCGTTGGTGCAGCTTTACGATTATCTCGTCGAGCACAATTACTTTCGTCAAGAAAGAATTGTAATAGAAAATTGGACGTCGAATCTAAAACGTTGTGATTTACATCACGACATTTTCGAATTCGACGCTGTCCAAAAACTATTTGCACTTTTACACCATGAGAAACTATTCGACGCTTCCCGCGGAGAATTAGTGGCTCGTTTCCGAGACTTTCGTCTCCCCCATACTCTCACCGAAGGAAGCTATCTCATTTGGGGTCTGCGATTGGAAAGTCGCAAATTCAAATTTTTAGCTGCCATCCCCGTTAGGGCCTCCGTCATGAACTGGCTGGAGGAGGTGATGTTGGAGGAGGAGGAAGTTGAGTCCACCTTACCCAATTCCAACCTCGACACCGACGAAATTCAATTTGAATTTGAATATCGCAATGTTCGAGGGGCGGAACTCAAAGTTCCAAAACTTCTTCGCAATTGCTTGCGAAGAAGCCGTGTCGTCCGTTCCAACGAACTTGACAAATTAGTGCAACACATCTATAAAAGTGTGGAGCACTGCATTGACAAGACTGTCGGAATTCATGACACCAAAAAGGGGGGAGCGATGAGCTTCGAGGTCAATTTCTTGATCTTGAATGTCGTCTGTGACCTTGCGGTCTCTATGCTCGACATCCTCTACTTTTTATTCGGCGACGACTTCCTCTCCTTTGGAGAAGAGGGACATGACCAACAGGTTCGTGAGAACCGGCTCAGCTTGGGGCTGAAAACCAAAGACGAAGCCACCTGCGTCACCCGGAAGGGTGACCAAAATCTCTCCGTCTTCACCGAGAGATTTTTTGATGCCGCAAACTCTGGGCATCAGGTGACAGGGTGGAAAGGGAAAGGGGTGGTGAGCCTTTACCAGGCTTACCATCCCCTTTCACTCGCTTTGCCTTCGAGACCCTGCGTCGGGGACTTTCAATTTGTGGCTCGCGAGCTCGGAGAGCTCGCGAACAAATTGATCGTCCCTGACGCAGGAGACCCTCCACTTGAAGGCCACAGTTATCGCATGACTTTTACCCGCGCAAGCGCGAAAAAGATCGTGGATAAACTGTGTGGTGGCGTTGGCGTACCGATCTCCTCCGACTCGTATGAAGAACTCATGCAAGCCGTCGAAGACGTGATTCTGCCTATTCAACCATCAACGCGAGGCACGCCGGATATTCGCGAGAATACCGAACGTGCACCTCCTTTAGCCACCATGCCGGGAGCTTTGCAGCTCCAGAAATGGTTGCTCTCTCACGGTCGAGAGACTTCCTCTCTCATCGCGCAAGATCCCACCCTCCGAAGAACACGTCACTTTCTCCTCCGTGACGGATCTCCGATTGACGACCCTGAAAAGGATCGGCGAGATTTTTCCAGCGTGTGTGAGTACGACTGGGAACCTCTCGACTGAAGGTCTAAGACCTCCGACCGAAGTACGCTTTCGCGCTGCCTTGCGGCTGCCCGTGGGCTTCCCACCTTCGGCACGTAGTACGTAAAGTACGACGACTCTCGCGAGTCGATTTAAGCCCTTACGGGCGCTTCGTCTAACGACGAATTAACCCCTCGCTACGGGGTATTTTCTCAGTTCCGTGAAGTAGCGAAAAAGGCGTTAGCCCTTTCCACCATCGCCACAGATGGCC